GTTGGTGGATGTTACACCAGCTGCAAATACGGCAGAAGTAGTCGAAAGTTGAACATAGTATATGTCACCAATCGTCATACCTGTAACGGTTGCCACAGCATCAGAGTTTAGGACAGGGTTAATGAACTGCAGATTGCGCCGCGAGGCCAACCCACTATACGATCCACTGATCAATAGCCGGGGGTTGAAACGCAGTCCCTGAAATTCAATATCCATGTCCACTAACAAGTAACCAGGAATGGCCACTGTCCCATCAACGTACGTGAAGAAAATGCCAGAGCTAAATTCCTCCAAAGAAGTACTGTTGAGATTGTCACACACCTTCCATCCGTTATCAACCGCTAGTTCCAACTCTGCTGGACACCAGATGGGCGTCAGGAGAGAGTGCTCGGTCGAAAGAGCACGTTGGAAGAAAGTGGTTGAGGACGAAGTGTCGGCCGGCTTGTAATTGGGATCATCATTACTGACAATAATCACCTCGCCGCCTACTGACGTTCCCTGAAACGGTGCGTAATGCACACGTGCAGAGTGGATCCTATAATGCTGGTACACCCGTACCATGTTTTGCACCTCATCGTTACCCATAGAAACCGGATTCAAAATCTGAATACCTGTCATTTCCGGGATACCGGCTTGTGTAGCAAAATTGGATCGTCCAACGCACACACGTGTGTGCATGCGGATGGAGTCACCACTTTTGTTCAATGTCTTTGATCGTGATCCTTTGATAATGGATCCAATACTGGCGGGAACGGAGACCTGTTGGTCTGGTTGGCTTTTGCTGGTTGGTCGCGTTATATTTGCAACGCCATTCAATTTGGAAGATACACCGTTTGGTCGAACGGAGCCTCTGAGATTTGGTTTGGTCATAGTTTGTTGTAATTCGATAAAACTATCGGGAGCCCTTAATAGTCCTTGAAATCCGACCGCTGCAGCAGCAAGCGTACGCTTGAATCCCTTTCCAAAATTTGCGTAAGCAAAATCGAGGTCAGCCTTCCTGAGGTTCTGTTTGCGTGCATAAGCAGCGTCATGAACCATACAAGTGGAGTCAAATTCATCGGTCGGGGGTTTATTCCCAACGACGGAGTTCTGGTATTTGCCATCGGACCATCCGGGGCCGCAATAATTACCGTGATAGTACATTTAATAGTAGGTTGTGATTGATATGTCTATCGACACCCACCACAGGTGCAAAGTCAAATTGATACGCGTCATAGTAGCGTTCAAGCTCCACCTGCTCGTCGGGCGTTATGCCCCAAGCGATGAAGACGTTTAACCGTGCCTCTGCGGTGGGTGTGACAAACGTTCGTTTCACTCCCTTACCCATTAGATACATACCGCTGTTCCTACTAAGCTCGGCACCCACTTTACTGGTTATGCCTCTGCCTAGCTGCTGTAGTCGGCGATAGAAATTTTGCATGATTGGTATGCCACCTGTGAGAGCTATTCCACCACTCCCAACTGCCGTCATCCATGCTTGCAAGCTTTTCTGCTTGCTAACATCGACGGTGACTAGCGTGTCCTTTCTCAAAGCAACCGGTATGTTCCGCACCATAACGACTTCGCCATTGCCGTACTCGATGGCACGCATTTGGCAAAATTCAATTTCTGGTAGTGAATACACTGGTGTCTCTGATGACATCCGAAAGCCCATGTCCAAAAACCATTCCTCTAAACCTTGCATGAAGTGTTGTTCGTGTTGCTTCTCCATCATCACGACACAATCATCCCCATTGTTCATTAGTTTGATCTCAATGCCTTTATATTCCGCGTAAGCGTGTATCATTGCACACATCAACAAACAGTTGCCGAGGGCGGTGTTCATATCACCACTGGCCCTACGTCCGACAACCTTATACGACAAGTGCCCATCCTTGCACCTAGCTCCACCCCGCTGGTAGACCTGGTGTCTGAGCAACTTTGCCAACTCTTTGCACCGATAGATTGACTGGTATACAGAGTGTTCCCACTCAAGCGCCTCTTTGCTGACATGCATGTCAAATTTCACAGCGTCAAGCCCAATCGCGACTGGGTTGTTGAAACTCTTCCACTTTCCACGCATTATACGTCCTATGCGCTCGACATTATACCCTTTAATGACCGTAGGGCCATCGCCAAATATGCTGTCTATAGCTTTGTAAATCCTATGTTCAATCGGTTTGATATATGTTCCTAATCTTATGTTGTATACTGGATCTCGTGGTTGTATGCATCGTGGAGCCTTGTCCGGCTTTACTTTTTCCATTTTGACAAATGCTTTCAACCAAGGATATTTTTTACACCAGCCAAGTAATTC